ATAAGAGAGGGCCAAGTATATTGATTTTACAGGAGGGGTTTTAAATGACCAATGTTGTTGTTTTGGTAGGCAGGCTGACCCATGAGCCGGAGCTGGAATACACTGCCGGCCAAGGCCATGCGGTTGTAAACTTTGCTTTAGCTGTTGACCGGGATTACAAGAACCGGGAAGGCGAAAGGGAAACCGATTTTATCCCGGTTAGGGTTTGGCGGAAGCAGGCTGAACTTTGTGCTGAATACTTGAGCAAGGGTTCGCAGGTTTCGATTACCGGCCGGCTGGAGGTTAACAGTTTTGAAACTGATGAAGGGGATCGGCGGAAGTCTTACAAGGTAGTGGCTGAAAACGTGCAGTTTTTAGATTCCCGGAAAGCTGAGGAACCGGCATTTTAAGGGGGTAGCAGGTTATGGCCTTGGATCGAGAGTTTGCAAGGATGGACACGGTTGCCGAGAGGTTGACCGAGCAGAAGATCAGGCAGGACTTGATACCGGCTTACCGGGATAGCTTAAAAGAGGTCAGGAGCAAGATCTCGGTGCTGTATGAAAAGTATGCCACTGACGGAAAGTTATCCATGGCCGAGGTTAGTAAGTATAACCGGCTGGCGAACTTGGAAAAGGATATTGCGAAAGAGCTTAAAGGTCTGGGCAACAAACAGAGGGCCGCTACCAAGAAGGTGATAAAGGACGTTTACGAGGAGAGCTATTACAGAACGGCCTTTGCGGTTGAACGTGATGCTCAGGCCAAGTTAAGGTTTGGCCAGTTGCCGGCCAAGCAGGTTGAAGCGGCAGTGGCCGGGCCGATAGTCTGGCAGGATAGTGTGCAGGATCACCTAAACCAGATCCACCGGCAGGTCAAAAGGGATATAACGGCCGGGATTGTGCAGGGCAAGAGCTACCCGGACGTGGCCAAGGACATTTCAGACCGGTTAGGCACCGGGGCCAAGAGGGCTGAAAAGATAGCCCGGACGGAGTGCCACCGGGCAAGGGAAACCGGCAAAAAGGAAAGTCTGGAACACGCACATGACCAAGGGGTTATGGCCAAAAAGGTCTGGGTAAGTTCACTGGACGACCGGACACGGGAAAGCCACCAAGAGCTGGACGGCCAATCGGTGCCGGTAAAAGACGAGGACGGTAACCCGGGCCTGTTCGTATCACCGGTTACTGGGGCTGAGGCCCCGGCACCGGGCCAGTTTGGAGAAGCAAAAGAGGATATTAACTGCCGGTGTGCTATAAAAGGCGAAATAGAGGGTTACGAATCCGAGGTAAGAAGGTCGAGAGAAGATGGCATGATACCGCAGACCACTTACCCGGAATATGCAGAGGAAAAAGGCTGGCCTACCCGTTACAAAGGCCCGGAACCCCGGGGAGCAACCGAGCCAAACAGGGAAGCTCAGGGGCTTTAAAGGGGCCTGTATATGGGTAATGTATAGCTCTGGCAGGTAAAACGCTGTCACGAAGCGGAGATTAGCTGAGGATTGAAAGGAGGGGCTGTTGTGGCTCAGGTTACGATTCAGGCTGAGGTAGAAGGACTGCGAAGAGAGCTAAATAGAGCTTGCGAGCTGGCGGAAAAGATGATGCTTCGCAGGTCGTATTATTCTGCTGGTTATATGGAAGGCAGAAGGGAAAAATTGAAGCTCGAAGAGATCGAAAAAGACAAGAGGCAAAAACTGAGGGACACTGAGGGCATGACCGAGGCCGAAAGGGTTGAATATGTGCATAAGATCGGAAAAGCCCTGAGTGAGGCTCAGATTTGCCCAGAGGGGGTTTCACGGTGATGGCTGATAACCTGATAGCGATCGGGTTGGCGTTGACCGCTTATGTGACTTTACCCTTGATAATTATTTTAGGGCTGATATATTTGAGTTACAGGTTGGAAAGGGGTGAGTAAGTATCGAGAAAATGCTATGTGACCGGGAGGATTGCCGGGCGGAATTTGAAAGGCCGTTGGTTTTAAAGACACCGGAGCAGATCAGGATAGTCTGCCCGAGATGTAAAAGACCGGGGCCGCAGTTTGAGGAAGGCTTGAAGGGTATGGAATACACCGTCAAGCTGGAGTAAGAGAAAAATAATTATAGTGTAATTAGCTTAAGGCCATGATCGGCAGATCGTGGTCTTTTTTCGTGCCGCCGGCCGGGGGCGATACCCCGGCAAGTCCGCCTTTTTTGGTATTTGCAGGCGTTAAAGAACAAAGACGGATCAGGGAACCGCTACCCCTGCAAAAAAGCGAAACCGAAAGGAGATTTTAACTGATGGACGAGCTGAAAAAAATGTTAGGTGAAGAGCTTTTTAACCAAGTTGCAGAGGCTTTAGGGGATAAGAAGATCCTTATTGATGATGGCAACTATATCCCGAAAGCCCGGTTTGACCAAGTGAACGAGGAAAAGAAAGAGCTTAAGAAAATGCTGGACGAAAGAAACCAGCAACTTGAAGATTTTAAAGCTCAGGTAAAGGACAATGAAGAGCTGACCAAGCAGATCGAGGAGTTGCAGAACCAGAACGAGCAGACCGTAAATGACTATGAGCAGAAGTTGACCAAGCAGAAGTTTGACTTTGCAGTTGAGCAGGCGTTAGCCAAGTCCGATGCTAAAAATGTTAGGGCTGTTAAGGCCTTGTTGGATCTTGAAAGTGTAAAGATGGATGGCGATAAGCTACTTGGCCTTGACGATCAGGTAAAGGACTTAAAGGAAAAGGAACCTTACCTGTTCGGCGGCAAGGTAGAGGGCCGGTCACCGCATCCATCACAGGAAAAGCCTGAAAATGAGCCTAATCCGTGGAGCAAGGATAACTGGAACCTTACCCAGCAGATGATCATGCTACGTGATGACCCGGAGAAGGCCGAAAGAATGAAAGAGTTGGCCGGCAAAAAATAATTTTGCAGGAGTTGGTAGTAAATGAGTATCACTCGTATTTCTGATGTAATTCAACCAGAAGTATTTGCACCTTATACCGTGCAAAGAACCATGGAACTATCGGAGCTGATTCAGTCCGGTATTGCTGTAAACGTAAGCGAATTTGACGAGTATGCCTCCGGGCCTAATAAGCTGATTCACCTGCCGTACTGGGAAGATCTCAGTGGCGATGATGAAGTTATGAAGGACACCGGGGAAATGGATGACGATAAGATCGAAACCGCAGAGGACGTGGCCCGAAAGCTGGCCCGTGTGAAGAGCTGGGGAGCTAACGGCCTGTCGGCTTACCTGTCTGGCGATGACCCGATGGAAGCTATCGCTACCCGGGTTGCCGATTACTGGCAGAGGCGTTACCAGCAGGCCTTACTGTCGATCTTGGAAGGGATCTTTGATTCCAGTGACATGAGCGACAAAGAGCTGGACATCACCGGCGAAACCGATGCGGATGATCATTTGATTAGTGCAGACACCTTTTTAGATGCTCTCCAAAAGATGGGAGATGCCAAGGATGCTATCAGCGGCGTTATGATGCACTCTGCTGTTGAGAACTACTTGGCCAAGAACGATCTGATCGACTATGACAGGCCCAGCGAAGGTGAGCCAAGGGTTCCTTACTTCTTGGATAAAAGGGTTATTGTAGATGATGCGATGACCTACGATAACACTTCCAAGGAGGGCGTTGCTTACCTGTTTGGCCAAGGGGCTATTGCTTGGGGTAACGGTTCTCATCCGAGCATTACCGAGGTCGAAATGGATCGTAATGCCAAGGCATATTCTGGTGAGGATCGTCTGGTTACTCGCAGGATCTTTATCCTGCATCCACGTGGCGTTAAGTGGAAAGAGGAGAACCTGAAAGAAGATGCCGGCGATACCACTGCTGGTGGTTCGGCGGATGAAGGTGCAGAATTGCCTTTCCCCAGTAATAAAGCTCTGGAACAGGGTGAAAACTGGGAGAAAGTTTACGATCCCAAGGCGATCAGGATCGTCCGCTTTGAATTTAAGATTGCGTAAGCTAACTGAGGGGGCCTTTATGGCCCCTTCTTTTATTTCATTTCATTTCATTTCATTTGCTGGAATGAGCTTAAGGTTAGCTTAAGGACAGCTTAAGGACAGCTCGAGCATAGCTTAAGCACAGCTCGAGGATAGCTCAAAGATAGCTTAAGGAGGGCTGAAAATGACCGATTATGAACGCAGGTTGATGAAGTTTAGGAACCGTAAAAAAAAGAAGGAGGCACCTGCCAATGAAGGGCCGAGTAAAGCCGGGGCCGCCGAAAGACCGCAGGCTCAAGCACAACTGGCCGGAAAAGCGGAAAATGAGATCACATTCAACGACCTCAGGCAGGCGGCGAAAGAGGCCGGTATTGAAGGTTACGGAAAAATGACCAAGCCTCAGCTTACCGAGGCTTTAAAGCAGGTGGGAAAACTATAAAAGGCAAGGCCGATTCCGGCAAGGGCATTGATAGCCGGCGGAATTGGAGCAGGTTTGCCGGGGAGCTGGGTTTTGAGCCTTACCCCGGCACTTTTAATGTCAAGTTGAACGAGCCGTTCCCGGACTACGGGAAAGGTAAGAAGTTTTTTAACTTTATTTGCTACCCGGGCAGGCTGATAGTTGGCAAGTTTAGCACTCAGGCTTATATCTGCAAGCATCCGAATGGCATAGGCCGGACGGTGTTTGTTGTGGCCCCTGTAGGAATACGGGAGGAGCTGGGCTTGAGGGATAAAAGTTTCGTCCGGGTGCAGATCGGGTGGTGATTAAATGAGGGATCAGCTTAAAGAGTGGGTCAAGGACTACTGTAATGACCAGTTCCTTGACAAAGACGGTAACGAGAATATCCCGGCCGGGGTCGAGCTGATTATCGATCGGGCCTTGGAACACATGGGAAAAGAGGCCGGAATTAAGGCCGAAAGTCTGGGGGATCACTCTATAACCTTTGATCCTGCTGACTTACCCGATCACTTAATTGCAAGGTTGGATCCCTACCGGAAGGTGGGGTTTAGATGATCGAGCGGTTCTTTGTTTCGGGTTTTGAGGTTAAGGAAAATAGCCCTACAAAAGACGGCACCGGTGGAGTTAAGCCCGGCTGGGCTACCAAACATTCGGATATATCCGGTAAGCTCTGGCCGGTGAGTGGCTCTCAGAGGACTTCTGCCGGCCGGGAAGGTTACTTTATTGACCACTGCTTTGTAACCGGTGAAACCGACATCAAGAAAACAGACAGGCTGATAGATCCTGACGGCCGGGAGTTTGAGGTTAAAGGGGTTTATCCCCGGAAACGGCCGGACGGCTCAGGCCATGTGGAGCTGGATTTGGAGTTGATGAAGTAATGGCCAAAAGCATTAAAAAGAACAGGGTAGCTCACGTGCAGTCCACGATTAACAAGGTTACCCGGCAGGGGCTGGAGCAGGCCACGATAACAATTCATGGCCGGGCTACCGATTTAAGCCCTTACGACACCGGGAACCTGAGAGGCTCAATAGACCGCAAGGTGACGGACTTTGAAGGCAGTGTAGGCACTAACGTCCATTATGCACCGCATCAGGAATACGGCACCTACAAGATGGACGGGAAACCCTTTTTAATGCCGGCGTTACTGCTCAGTAAAGGGGATGTCAAGGAGCAGTTGCTGAGGGCCTACCGGGCGGCAGTGAAAGAGGCGATCAGATGAAAGAACTTACTGAAAAGCTGTTTGAACACCTTGAAAAAGAGGTTGAAAAGGCAACCGGGGTATATGCTGTTAAGGCCCCGGAGTTGGATCCGGACATTAACGAGGCCCCGGAGTTGCCTTACATAGTTTATAGGCGTTTAAACACCGATTACCACTACACACACCAAGGCCAAGCTGGCAGTGGTGAGGTCTGGTTCCGGGTTAGTTGCTTTGCAAAAAACCAAGCAGTTGCCTTGGAGCTGGCAGAAGAGGTCGTAAAGGCGGCTGATTCTTGGCCGGATCCGGTCGGCACCTTTGTGTTAGATACCAATGACCAGAGGGAACCGGAGCCGGAAGTGGCCCACGTGGTAGTGGAGTTTAAATGCTGGTATGAGTAATTTTATAAGGGAGTTGATTTAAGTGGGTAACTTAGCAAAAGGCACCAAGCTGAAAATTGACGGCACTGAGGTAGCTAACCTTACTAATATCAGTGGCCCGGGGATAACGAGAGATACCGAGGACATGACCGCTCACGATACGGATGGCAACTATCGCAAGTTTAAAGGGGCCTTGATTGATGGCGGAGAGTTTACCGTTGAGGGCCATTTGGGTTCTTTCGATAACTCCAATGATCTTTATAATCTGCTGGATGATGACGATTCAAAAGCCATGACGGTGGAATACCCGAGCGGTGCGGAGTGGTCATTTGACGGGATCGTTACCGGGTTTAACTGCGATGCACCTTTTGAAGGCAAGCTGGAGTTTGATGCAACCATCAAGGTTGACGGCAAGCCTACGTTCCAAGCAAGCACGACTTAAAAGCTAACAAGGAGGGGTTCTGATGCAATCAGTTCACTTTGAAGTAAAGGACAAAGCAAGGCGGCTCAGGTATGACTTCAATGCCTTGGCAGACATCGAGGAGCTGGCCGGGATCGGGGCTGAGGAGCTTTTTAGCCAGAAACGGGCCGGCTTTCACCTGATCCGCCTTTTAGTCTGGGGCGGTTTGAAGCATGAGGACAAGGGCCTGACCGTCCAGAGGGCCGGAATGATAGTAAAAGACATGATCGAGGAAGGCTATACCATGGAGGATGTTGGTAGTCTGGTAAGAGAGGCCCTCTTAAAGTCCGGTTTTGTCGATCCTGATGAAGTTGGTGAGGATGATGAAACGGACGAAAACCCTACACAGGCAAGCTCTCCGAAAGGTTCCAAGAACTCGAGGAAAAAGGCTGGCAAATAGGCCTTACCCCGGAGCAGTTCTGGCGGCTGACCATGGCCGAATTTGAGAGAGCGGTTGCCGGTTACCGGGCAAGGATGAAGCAGGAGTATTACCGGACAGGGATGATCTGCACGATGATTGCCCGGTTAGGCGGCAATAAGAAGTCTAAGCCGGAAGATTTTGTGCCGAAAGAAAGAAAGCCGGAAATGACACCGGAGCAGATGGAAGAGCAGGCCAAGGTCATTACAGCGATGCTTGGCGGCGAAATTAAAGGGTGATTTTTAATGAGCCAAGAAGTTGCAAGGCTTGAGGTTAAGGTCGGTGCTGACCTTGGCCAGTTTAATAGAAAAATGCAGGATTTAGGCGGCCGGTTGCAGGGCATGGGCCAAAAGGTTTCTGGGGCCGGTATGACCATGACCAAGGGCCTAACTGCACCTATAGTGGCCGCCGGCGGAGCGGCTTTAGGTCTGGCTAACAAGTATGCAGGCATGGGTGACGAGATTGCCAAGACTTCTACGAAGCTGGGGATCTCTACTGATGCTTTGCAGGAGCTGGACTACTGGGCCTCGCAGAATGGTATTAGCTCAGGTGCCATGGAACGGGCCGTTGGTAGGCTGAATCAGAGGATCGGCCGGGCCGCTGACGGTAACGAGAAGTATGCGGAGGCCTTTGAGGCTGTGGATGTTTCCTTGCATGATACTCAGGGCAATTTGCGTGATACTGAGGACGTTATGGAAGATACGATCGAAAGTCTAATGGAAATAGAAGATCCTGCCATGCGTTCTGCAAGGGCCTCTGAGATTTTTGGTACCAAGATGGCCAGAGATCTGATGCCGGCACTTGAAGATGGATCGATGACTATTGAAGAGGCCAAGGAAAAGATCCACGAAATGGGCGGCGTTATGGACGAGGAGGCCGTTGAAGCGGCTGAAAAGTATGAAGATAAGATGGACGATTTGAAAAGGACTTTCTCAGGGGTCTGGATGGAACTGGCCAACCAACTAATACCGGTCATAACCGAAAAACTGATACCGGCCTTACAAGACCGGGTGATCCCGGTTATAAGGGATCTGGTGGGCCGGATCGGGGGCCTTATTGAGTGGTTCCAGAACCTGTCACCTACCGTCCAAAAGGTGATCGGAATAATTGTTGGTCTGGCCGTTGCTATAGGCCCGGTACTGTTGGTAGTAGGTAAAGTTATATCGGTTGTGGGTGGAATAATTGCTATGGCCGGCAAGCTGATAGCAGTTGTAAAGGCTGTAGGTGCCGGGATAGCGGTTTTGACCGGGCCGATCGGGTTAGTGATCGGGGCCTTGGCCGCCTTGGCCGCAGGGCTTTACTACCTCTGGAACAATAACGAGCAGTTCCGGGAAGCTGTAATTGCGATCTGGGCCGACATCCAGAAAACGGTTGCTCACGTGGTTGAAGTCATACAAAAGGTAGTGGCGGCGGCCTTGGATTATATCCTTGCTTTTTGGGAAAAGTGGGGCGATCAGATTTTAGGTGTTCTGGAGCCGGCTTTTGACCAAGTAAGGAATATCTTTGAAACCGTGTTAAGCCTTATAACTGAATACGTCCAGCTCTTCTTGGCTGTAATCCGGGGCGATTGGGAGGCCGCCTTGGAACACATGGCTAATATAGGTGAAACTATATGGAATTTTATAGCCAATACCATCGAGAACGTGGTTACCGGCATTTCTCGGATGTTGCAACTTTACTTTGATATGATGCTGGAGCTGGCCTCTAATACCTTTGAAAACATGAGAACTGCTATAACAGACCGGATGGAAGCTGTAAGAGAGGCTATAGTAGGTGCCTTACAGGCGGCCGTTGATTGGATTTTGGGCCTACCCGAGCAGGCGGTTGAGTGGGGCCGCAATATCATCCAAGGTTTAATTGATGGGATAACTGCCATGGCCAGCAGGGTAACCGATGCGGTTACCGGGGTTGTTGGTAGTGCAATAGATACTGCCAAGGATTGGCTTAATATCGGTTCGCCTTCCAAGCTCTTTGAAGGGTTCGGTAAGGCCGTTTCCGAGGGCATGGCCGTTGGTATAGGTAAAGGTGAAAACTTGGTATCAAGGGCCTCAGAGGGCATGACCAAGAAAACCATGCCGACCTTAAGCGGTGCCGGTGGTAGTCAGAATGTGACTATTAATGCTAATTACAATGTAACTGATAAGCAGACCGCAGAGCAGGCTAATAAGGATCTTGTTAAAAAGTTGCAAGGTCGTGGAGTGGTGAAAAGTTACTTATGATTAAATACGGTGATATTGCCCTTAAAGTTGAAT